GTGATGATCATGCGGGATGGGCAACAAGCTCTTGAGTGGTATCCTAATGGAAGGGCTATTCTTTCTGCGTCATCCAACGCGACCGCTACTCCAAATACCGTGGTGACAATGAGCGTGCGCGATCATGGGCTAACCGTTGGTTCATCCGTGGTTATCGCTGGGCTTACTAGTGGCACTCCTCCAAATGGGACATTCACGGTGGCAACAATCGTCGACCAAGACTCATTTACCTTTGTGGCATCTGGGATTTCCACTAGCACTACATTTGTAACTACGGTGGCCACAATGACTGATGGGTTCACCCTGTCCCCCGGTGGTGCTTACACCCAACCACAGACATTTGTTACAAGCGGCAACAACATTACGGTATCGAGCGGTTTGGTTTCCTTGACGATTACTGGCAACTTAACGATTTTTGCTGGTGACATTGTTGTAATTTACGAGACAACCATCCCAGAGTTTACCGCAATTGTTGGTAAACAATTTCAAGTAACATCAGCGAGCACAACAAACATTCAGTTCCTTGCGCCAGTCGCCAACATATCGGCTAGCGGAAGCACTGGTCAGGTTGAGTTTGGCGGCAGGTTCACAGAAGGCGGTGGGTTTATGCACCAACCCGGTGCGCCTTGGGCTACCTACTTCCAGCGCAGGTTGTTCGTTCCGTTCTACTACTCCCAATCTGGAACTTTTAGCGCGCCAGTCTACACTAGCAGGAAGATTTCCGACGAGATCGCGGTTTCCGACCTACTGGACACTACGACCTTTGACCAAATCGAGAATCAGTTCCGTATTACTGGTGGTACTGCCGACTATGTGGTGGCGATGCACGGGTTTTATGACGATGCTTTAGTGGTATTGAACCGTAATAGCATCCACCTCGTGGCACAGACCCAAGGAAGCCTGTCTGACACCGTGGTCAAGGAACTTACTGGTGAGGTTGGGTGCTTGGCTCGCAAGACGGTCGTCATGCAGGCTAACAACATGCTATTCTTGGCCGACGAGGGCATTTACGGGCTGACCTTCCTCAACGATTATAACCTTCGCGGCACGGAGGAACCACTTTCCAAGAACATCCAGCCGTACATCGACCGCATTAACAAGAACCTTGCTGACAAATCGGTAGCAGTTTACTTCAACAACCGCTATCACATCGCAGTTCCGCTGGATTCTGTGGCTGGAGGCAACGATGCCCGTGGAAATAACGCGGTTCTGATCTACAACTTCTTGAACAAGGGCTGGGAGTCGCTAGATACCTATGGGGACTCTAGGTTTCTGATTAAGAACTTCATCACGGCAAGTGCTGGAATTCGGAATAACTTGTATGCCGTTAGCTCCAATGGCGGCTTACACCAAATTGATGCTTCTGACTCATCCACAGACCGCTTGAGCGTTACGAATGAAAGCACGGATGTGGTCACCCCAACGATTAACTCGTATGTGACTAGCCGTGGGTACGACTTCAAGACCCTTGAGCGCAAGAGGTTTACTGATGCCCAAGTGCAAATGCAGAACTTGTCTGGGGAAACTGGCGAGTATGACATCGCGTTTGCCACCGAAGACCCCGACTCCGCCGAAAGCATTGGAACCACCACTACATTTCTTGGTGGGCAGATTCTATCACCCAGCACCGCTGGCGAGGCCGAAACCGCAAGCATCCGATGCAGACTTGGTGGACAGCGCGGCTATACTGGGACTATCACATTGACAAGGACTATAGGTTCACCTAAGATCCACTCTATTCAAGTGGCGGGTTCCATCACTAATAGACAAATTCTATCACAAAAATAACATGGGAGTTGTAAATACAACCTACACATTCTTGGGTACTGACACAATTACCAGTGCCAAGCTGAATAACATCATTGATGATACGACATTTACCAGCGATGCAATCCAAGGAACTACCTTGCAGGTTGTGTCTCCGGGTAAACTTGCGGTGTCTGCTGGTGGAATTACATCTAATGAACTTGCTTCTGGTTCGGTAACTCCAGCAAAAATCTCCACGGGTGGCCCAAGCTGGACGGCCTCGTCTGTAAGCCTTCCAAGCAATACATCCATTAGCGGTACGGTTACAGCGACTGGGTTTGTAGGGCCGTTGACTGGCAATGTGACTGGCAATGTGACTGGTTCTACAGTAACATCTGGTACGGCTGTTACTGCATCTGGGTCTACTGTTACATTTACTAGCATTCCTTCATGGGTTTCAAAAATAACATTACTATTTGAAAAACTATCAACAAACGGCACTTCAATTGTTTATGTTAGAGTTGGGTCTGGTGGAACCTTGTCCTCATTAGGGTATGATGTATGGAGATCAGTTGTAAACACAGGCGGAAATTCCGATGCATACGATGATACAATTGGGGTTGCTATAGATGGGACAGCCGCAGCGGCGGAAAGAACTGGTTCAATAACATTCACAAAGCTGGGAAGTAGCAATAAATGGATAATTTCGGGCAACACGATGAGGATTCAAAGCGGTTCAAATGCGATAGCTGCGGGACATGCTGGAAGCGTAACACTTTCAGATCAATTGAATATCATTGGTATAAATTGTGCAGCCAACTCGTTTGACGCTGGGACAGTGAATGTAATTTATCAATGAACCAGCACTTAGCTAAAGCAATAGCAATTTATGAACAAGAAGGTATCGACTTCCAACAACTTCTCACATGGCACTTATGTCATGGCGTTGTTGTTTGCGATATGGATTGTTTTGCTATGTGCTTTAGCGTGTTCCGTGCAAACCCAACTCAAGCAGTCCATGTTGACGACGGGGACACCTTGTTCGTTACATTCACTACAGGGGATATGCGTGGAGCGTTGCGTAAATACATTCAAAGCTACGACTTTATCGCATTCCAGCGCAGCTTTAAAGAAAGCAATCGCATAAGAGTCCACGACATGTACAAGTTCTATTCAAAGTTAAAAGAAAGTTAATCTCATGGGAAGTAAACCAGATAAAGTAGAAGCACCAGAGTTCAATCCGACTAAGGATATTAGGAAAATGCTAAACGCATATCGGCAGTCAATGCCGGGCATCTTGTCGTTTGAGCAGCAATATCGTCCACAGTTTCAAGACCTCAATCTTCAAGATGTTTCTCGGTTTGGCCTTGGAATGCTTGGAATGTCTCCAGAGTTTACCCAACAGACGGCACAGCAACTTGGTGCAGCGCGTGAGGCTGAACTTGGTCAGATGACTGGACAGGCTGGACTTACCCGTGGGTTGATGGCTGGTCTATCACCAGAACAGGCGAGTGCAGTACAACAAGCGCAACAAGAGTCACAACGCGCATATGCCTCAGCTCAAGGTGTAACGCCACAGGAGCGGCGCATGTATCAGCAAACCGCCAGAGAAGGCGCACAAGCCGCTGGTCGTGCTGGTGGAAATGCCGCCATTGCTTCAGAGATTATGGGCCGCGAGGATATCATGGCGCGGAAGCGAGCAGAGGCATCACAAGCTGGGCAACAGGCATTTAATCTTGCAGGTCAGTTTTACACCGCACCCGGACTCCAGCTCCTTGGCAGCCAACCTCTTTCCTACCAAGTTGGCAACCAGATGATGGGCCTTGGGCTTGACGCTATTGGTGCTGGTAAGCCTCAGCTCTTCGATGTTGGGTCTGCTCTTAACCTTGGTGCGGCTCAAAGGCAGAATATCCTTGGAGCGCAATCAGCTAACGCGCAGTCAAGTGCTACTCGGAATGCTGCTATGATGAGTGCTGGTGGAGCTGTTGCTGGTGCTGCTATTATTGCAATCTAATGTTTAACAAAGTACAATCAGCCATTAAGAATATTGAGACATGTTTAAGTGTCTCCAAAAAACCGTGCCTTGCTTGGAGTGGCGGGAAGGATAGCATGGCGTTGCTTGACCTTGTATTCAAGAAAGTCGGAGTAAAAGTTCCAATCGTGTTCTACAGAGAGCAATGGCAACCAAGCAAATACGCATTCCAGAATCGCATTATTGAGGAATGGGGGCTTGAGGTGTACACATGGCATCCAACATTCTCTTCATTCCAGCAAACTGACGACGAGTTTGAGGTGCAGAACAAGTATATCTTTGACAACACTGACATGACTTGCCCTACTGGCATTACGCCAATTGAGGAAGGC